CTTTATAGTCCGGCCAATGTGTTGAAGTTGTAAAGCTAGGAATACTCCACAAAATACGATTATTAGGTTGAGCTGCATAATTACCGTTATCAAGAGCCAAAATGTGAGCACACTTATGCTGATCAGGAATTTCGGAATGTTCAGTATCAATGATATTAGGTTCCGGATGTGCCCAATCCACAGTGAATAAATATTGTCCATGAATAAACTTTTTGTCTTTACCTAAATACTTACAGCGTTGACCAACTAAAAAATCAAAACAAGTAACACTAGGATAATAACTAAATGAATTCCATAGCTGAAGATCTTCGAGATCTTGATGTTCCATTTCTCGTTGATGCACAGCACTGCTGATTCCTCTTTGAAGAAAAGCAGAGATAGGAAGTCGCCAATAGATTGCGCCGTTCGTAAGTAAGCAATGAAACAAGAGTGCACGGCCGCTAATACTCCCCAAACCAAATACCACACAGTCTTCAGTTTCGCCTTGATGTTTTCGTAAGTCATATAAATATTCTCTCCTTATTTTACAGTATATAGGTGGTATATTAGCATTTAAATAGGACATTGTATATTATTTAATATCGCCCCAATTATCCCCTGATTCATAATCTACTTTATTTGGTATTTCTAATTTAATAGCATCTTCCATTATCTTAACTATTTGTTCTGCATGTTCTGGTGATTCTACTGATATATCTACTTCATCATGTATTTGTATATGAGGTATAATTCCATTTTCATATAATCTTATTAAAGATTGTTTAGTCATATCAGCTGCAGATCCTTGTATTAATCTGTTTAATGCTTTGTATGTGAAAGCTCTTTTAATTCCAGGACCATATTCTTTTATGGCATCAGCATGTTTTTTTGGTGTGCCTGCCCCAAATGTAGTTGGTTCCCAAAGATCAAAGTGACAAAGTCTTCCACCTAAAGTTCTTATCTTTCCAGATTCATCTGCTCTTCTTGATACTGCTTGCATTAACTGTTTAATAAATGGTGCTTTAGCATGATACTGTGCAATCAATTTTTCTGCTGCTTCTTTCATTAAACCTAATTCAGCCATTAATTTATTTTTACCCATACCATACATTAATCCAAGATTAATTGTTTTAGCTTGAGATCTTTCAATACCAGCCATCTTTGCAACAGCACTATGGAAATCTGCTTCACCTGATTTATATGCATTAGCAATTTCATCTATACCATCTAAATTTTGTAGTTTAGCATAATGAACTAATATTCTTGGTTCTTGCTGTGAGTAATCAAATACTCCCCACTTATGATTTTCTTCTGGAATAAATATAGATCTAATCATTGGACCTAATTCTTTATGTCTAGCAGGTATCTGTTGTAGATTTGGATTAGACATTGAAAATCTTCCTGTAACTGTTCCACCATCATCAGATCTAATTTGATTTATATCTGCATGTATTCTTCCTTTAACTGAATGTTTAGTTATTGTATCAATAAAAGTTGTATGTGATTTATTAATCTCTCTTGCATTTGCAATATCTTGTGCAATTTCATGAGGATGATTTGATAAAAAGTTTTTAGTAAAACTAGGAGCTCCTGTTTTTTCTGTTCTATCATAAGGTAATCTTAAAGCATCAAACACTTTTGCAATAGAAGCTGCTGCCCATAATTCTACAGAAACACCAGTTAAACCTTTGATTTTATTTACTATTTTATTTTCCTCATTAATTAAATATTTCTTAATTTTCTCTGCTTTTTCAACATCAACTCTTACTCCTTTAAATCTCATATCAACAAGACAAGGGAATAATTTTGTTTCCATATTAAATACAGTCCAAAGATCTTGATCATCTAATTCAACTTTCATTCTGTGCCAAAGTTTTAAAGTAGATTCTGCATCTCTTTCTGCATACTGACCAACAAACATAGATGGAAGTTTCCACATATCTTTTTTAGGATCTATTCCATATTCTTTTGCTGCCGCTTGTAATACTGCTTCGTCTTTACCTATCCCTGCATATTCTTTTGCAAGTGTATCTAATCTATAACTTAATCTATTTTCATTAACTAAAGATGCTGCAATCATAGTATCTACAATTTTAGCTGGCATTTTTAATCCTGCTGATCTTAACCAACAAACGTCATACATTGCATTATGAAATACAAATCTAGCTTCTTGTTTAAATAAATCTTGTAACCAATTTAAAACTAATTTCTTATCCATGTTACCACCACCTTGATGATCTATTGGATAATAACCAGACCAACCCTCTACCGCTACTGCTATACCAACAATCTTTCCACGATTAGTTACGTTCCCCGATCCTAGTTCAAGTAGTTCAGGATCACATGTTTCTAAATCTATTGCTATTTCTTTATGACCACGTAGATCTTTTAGTTCTTCTGGAACCACCCATTCTGTTTGTGGTGTAAATAATATCTGTTGAAATGTTCTTGTCATTTTACTATCGCTGAAATGTATAAGGCAAGTGATATACCATATAATATTAATGCTATTTCCATCTTCTTTCCTTTAGTTATTTATCTTTATAATCTCTCTCTAATATCATTTCTAAATAATGAATTGCTTTTAATATATCTTCTTTCTTACCTTTTAATTTATGTCTACAAATATATTTAATTGCATTGCCTTCAGCAAAAGGTAATTGATTTTCGTTTATAAATATAGATGGCTGTATCTTCATAGTCTTATAATGTTTGCCACCTACTTGTTTAAAGAATGCTTTATTTGTCATAATTTTATTGTGGTAGTTGTTGGTTTAACAGGTATACGAAAAGTTTGGAGTGGAGAAACCCGAACCAACTACGCTCTTGCAAGAAGCTACCACCCTCCTTTATAAGTAACTTTCTCACCCCATTCTGTAACATCATATCAAATATGCCTTGTTGAAATCTCTTGGTTCTATTATGTGAAGTTCTTTTTTAGCTCTTGTGCAAGCAGTATAATATAACCTATGTAATTCATCTGGTTCATATTCATTTTGTCTTATAGCTGCTGCTGTTAAATCTGTTAGGATGCAAATATTATCTCTTTCACCACCTTTGAATGAGTGAATAGTAGACATAATAATTCTAGGAGTTTTATTTATCTTCTCACCATTTGCTCTCATATTACGAATATAATTTTCTGTAATTGTATCAACACCTTCAAATGACTTATACCATACTTCGTTTGTAAGTAAACCATGTTTTTGCATACAATCATTTATTAAATAACTTTCTTCTGTCTTTAATGTTTTACCATCTCTATATTGTGGCGCTACATAAGCTCCAAGATATTTATATATGTTTTTTATTTGTAAATAATTTAAAGGTATACCATTCCTAAAATCTTCCCAATTACTTAATGCTACTAATAATTCTAGTTTAATAGAGTTAAATCCTTTGTATTGATAATACCAACCCTGTAATTCACATAATTCTTTTACACCATCTAAAAAATAATTAGCTGATGCAAGAACTGTCCATTCTCCTTTAGACATATCTAACTGGGTAATATCTGTGTGATATCTTAAAATACCTGTTTCTTCACGTGGTTTATAGTCTTTTTCATACCTATTCTTGATTCTTGATATAATTCTTTGTGATAATTCATGTATAGGACCACCAGGAATACGATAAGATTGATTAAGTACCTTAATCTCATCTACCTCATCTTTTAGTGCTATAAAGTGATCTACGTCAGCTCCAGCCCATTTAAATATGGCCTGATCATCATCTCCTGCAATATATGTTTTCTCTGCTTTTTTCCATATAGTTTTAACCATTTCCCATTGTAAATGTGATAAATCTTGTGCTTCATCTATAAATAATACTTTAAACTGTGGTGATAAATCTCTTTCAACAAATTCTTCTAATAAATCTGTAAAATCTTTTAATCCCTTTTCCTTCTTGTATCTCTTTAATTCTTGATCTAACAAAAACAAAGTATCTCTTTCTATATCTAATAGATTCTTTCTTGAATCGTAACAATCCATTAAATCTATCTTTTTAATTCTAGCTGTATTTATAATAGTTAAGTATTCATTATCTGAATTAAAGATACCATTCTCATCAGAATAAGATGCAGTCTTTATTGGTATATTACATTTATTTCCAAACTCTTTGTAATCTTCTGCACTCATCATTCTATCTTTAGTTATACTTAACATCTTAAAAGCTAAAGAATGAAGTGTTTTAAAATATATTAAATCATTTTCTATACTTAATCCAAATTTTTCAGAAGCTCTTGTTGCCGCTTCTCTTGCTGCCTTTTTAGTAAAAGAAAAATAACCTATCTCATGTGGTCGTGTTCCACTCTTTATAAATTCATCAACCAAGTTTAATAATGTTGTAGTCTTTCCTGTTCCTGGTGGTCCTAATATTATTGTTTTCATTAGAAATGTTCCTCATGATATTTAACTTGTGATATTGTAGGATCTATCTTCTTCATTGTTTTAATCTTAACTAATCTAGGTTCTTGACCTTTAATCTTCATTCTAACTTCTTCTATAAATATAGTTTTCAATTGTTTTAATAAGTTACCTGTCTTTGCTTTATCCATTTCCCAATGATTCTTCTTACAGAAATTAAAGAAGTCTTCCATTCTAAAATAAGTATATTCTCTTCTTTCATCTGTGTATGGAAGTTTATTAAATATATCATCCATCGTTCTTGCATTCTGTCTATTCGTAGTCCAATCTTGTAACAAAGATGTTATTTGATTTATTGGATCTAGTGATTCTAAAGGTTCTACTG